ACTTCTACATCATCAGACGAAGCTACTTATCAAAGCGGTGGAGTGTTTGTTTCAAGAAGGGCATCATCTGCTGGAACTACTCATGCAAACTTCTTAAACGGGGGAAGTGTAGTAGGCTCTATTACATCCAATACAGTTAATACATTTTACAATACAACATCTGATTATCGTTTAAAAGAAAATGCAACCTCAATTACAAATGGCTTGCAAACAATCTCAGCATTAAATCCTGTTAATTTTGATTGGATTTCTAAAAATGTTTCAGATACAGGATTTTTAGCACATGAATTTCAAGCGGTAATTCCTAATTCTGTAATGGGTACAAAAGATGCTATTGATGAAAATGGAAGCCCTATTTATCAACAAATAGATAGAAGTGGTGCAATTCCATTTTTAGTTGCAGCAATCAAAGAACTAAACGCTAAAGTAGATGCACAAGCATTAGAAATTCAAGCACTTAAAGGAGTAGCGTAATGTCAATGATTATTGATGGGACTAATGGTCTAACATTTAACAACGCTACTACACAAGCTAGTGCTGGCAAGGTATTGCAAGTGGTTAATGCTACTTTTGCAACCGCAACTACTACTACATCCACAAGTTATCAAGCATCAGGGTTGACGGCTAGTATTACTCCAATAAGTGCATCCAGCAAAATTTTAATTACTGGTAGCATACCTTTTGACTGCTATGGCGGCTCAACAAACCAAGCATCTTTGACTTTGTATAGAAATGCTACAAATTTAATGACTAACGGTTTTTCTCTTATTTATGGTCCTACTCCAGAACTACAAGTAACTCAACCTTTAAATTGGTTAGATAGCCCTGCTACTACAAGTGCAACTACATACACAGTTTATTTTAGAATTACTCCTGCTGGTGCTGGATCTCCAACAGCTCGTATTTTTGTTGATAATTATGCAGGTTCAATTACCCTTATGGAGATTGCAGCATGATTGATATTACTTCCGCTATTTACAAACTTTACCCTAGCGTAATCCGCACAGTAGGTGAAACTGCTTACGATGCAGAAGGCAATGAAGTAGTTTACGACCTTGAAGCCGTAACTGCACAGGCTGAAGCTGATGCACAAGCAGTAATTGATACAAGAACTTCTGCACTATCTAAACTAGCCGCATTAGGTTTAACCCAAGATGAAGTTAAGGCTTTGATAGGATAATGGCTGACATGAACGAAAGAATAGCTGTCTTAGAAGCTGAAGTAGAAAAGCTACAGGAGAGCCAGAGAGAGATCCTAGAGTGCATCCATTCTGTACGTGATGAGATGATGCGTTATAAAGGTTTCCTAGGTGGAGTAGCTTTCTTAGCTTCAGGTATCGGTATATTCTTGACTTTGTTCAAGGATTGGATTTTTAAACACTTTGCTTAAGGCTACTATGTTTGGTAAATTAATTGCATTACTGCTTCTCTCTAGAGATACAGCACATCGTCAACACTGGAATACTATCAGTTTTGCACACCACAAGACACTCAATGAGTTCTATGACAACATTCTAGAGCTGACTGATTCCTTGATGGAGAAATATCAGGGACGTAATGGACGTGTAGAAGTTCCTACATTGGAAGAGAAAGATACCTACACTAAAGATGCTGTAACAGTGCTTACTAAGCATTTAGACTGGATTGAGAAAGCTCGTTACGACGTAGTACCAAAAGAAGATACTCCTATACAGAACATCATTGATGAGATTGTAGGACAATATCTTGAAACACTTTATTTACTAACACTTGATTAAGGAATTATTATGAGTACATTTCAATTAGATCCTAATGGAGTAGCTAACGGAGTTCCTGCTTTAGGAACAACACAAATATTTACTGTTACAAACTCGAGCGTAGCTTCAACAGCCTTTGGTGCAAATACTACAATGATTCGTATTGCAGCATCTTTAGGACATTGCCATTTTGCAAGCGGCACAGCACCTACTGCATCTATTACAACAAGCCCTATGTGTCCAACTAATAGTGTTACTTTTGTTAAAGTAAATCCGGGAGACAAGATTGCTGTTATTAAAGACTCTGGTGTAACATCTTCTACATTTTCTGTAACTGAACTTATCTAAGGACTATCATGCCACTCAAATCTGGAACATCTAAAAAGACTATTTCTTACAATATCAAAAAAGAAATGAAAGCTGGTAAGCCACAAAAGCAAGCTATTGCTATTGCTTTGAGCAGTGCAGGTAAGTCTAAGCCAATGGGTAAACCAATGAAGAAGATGGGTGCTAAACGTGGCTACTAAGATGGGTTTGTATGCCAATATCGCTGCTAAACGTCGTCGTATCGCAGAAGGATCTGGCGAGAAGATGCGTAAGGTAGGTACTAAAGGTGCTCCTAGTGCTAAAGACTTTAAAGACTCTGCCAAGACAGCTAAGAAGAAGAAATAATGGTTAAGAAAGTTTATCAGAACCCTGACGGTGGACTTAATCAAAAAGGTAGAGACTTTTATAATAAGACTACTGGATCTAAACTAAAGCCACCTGTGTCCGCTAAGGAGGCTGCAAAGTCTCCTAAAGCTGCTGGTAGACGTAAGAGCTTCTGTGCTCGTATGGAAGGTGTTAAAGGTCCTATGAAGGATGAAAAGGGTAGACCTACTCGTAAGTCCTTAGCACTTAAGAAGTGGGATTGTTAAGTTGAATGCCAGATCCATACGGAATCTCCGAAGGAGTCAAAGCCTTTAGTAGTAGTCTTGATAGCGGTCGAGAGGCTGCTAACAAGCTATCTAAAAGCATTGAAGGAATACAACAAGACGCAGCAGATGTAGCACAGCGTCAAGCCACAGAAAGACGTAGAGCAGCTAGAGAAGTAGAGTTTAGAAAAGAAACTGCTTTACTCAAAGCATTAAACGACTGGAACCACAAGAAGCAGATTAGTGACCAAGAAGCAAAGATTAAGATAGACTTCATTAAGAAGCATGGTGCTAAAGAGTGGGAAGCGTTACTAAAGATCAAATTAGATATAGAGAAAATGGAACAACAGAATAAAGATCAATATCAGCATGACATGAAAGCTGTTAGACGAGTACAGTTTTATTGCTTTGCTGCTGCTGCAGTGATAGCTTGGTATTTAACTTGGGGTTATAAAATTTAAAGGTATATTATGTTTCCATTAGACGCAATACTAGGTATCGGTAGTAAACTCATTGACCACTTCTTTCCCGATGCAAAACAGGCAGAAGAAGCTAAACTTAAACTGCTTGAGATGCAACAGAATGGTCAGTTAGCCCAGTTAAATGCTGATGTAAGCGAACAGCAAGAACTGACTAAAAGACAAGAAGCTGACATGGCTTCAGACTCTTGGTTATCTAAGAATATCCGTCCTATGACATTGATTGCTATTTTAGCTGGTTACTTTATCTTTGCTGGTTTATCTGCTGCTAAGATTGAAGTTACAGGTGAATATGTCCAGTTACTTGGTCAATGGGGTATGTTGATTATGTCTTTCTACTTCGGTGGACGTACTCTAGAGAAGATTATGGACATGAAAGCTAAGGACAAAGATGCAAGTAAGTGAAAACTTTACTCTTGAAGAGTTAACTCATACTGATCATCGTCAGTTTGATAATACTCCTAATGAACAAGAACGTGAGAATCTAGGTCGTTTAGCTACTCTGCTAGAAAGAGTTAAAGAAGTTTTAGGTGGTAAACCTATTATGATTAACTCTGCTTTCAGATCTAAAGCTGTGAATGATGCCGTTGGAAGCAAAGACTCAAGCCAACACCGCATCGGGTGTGCTGCTGACATCAGAGTCCCCGGAATGACACCAGATCAGGTTGTACGAGCTATTATGGCTTCGGACATAGGATACGATCAGATCATTAGAGAATTCGATGCGTGGACCCACATAAGCGTTCCTAATAGCTTTACTATACCACCAAGAAACCAAGCCTTGATTATCGATAAGACAGGCACAAGAAAGTTCAGTTAAAACTTGACTTTTTCTACAAAATGTGTTAAAATAAGGACACCATGGCATCTTCGACCTACTTACAATTAGTAAATGATGTACTGATTAGACTTCGTGAGAACGAGGTCTCTTCTGTGTCTGATAACAACTATTCAAAGCTTATTGGTAAATTCATTAATGATGCAAAGCGTCAATGTGAAGATGCGTATAACTGGAATGCATTATCAGATACTTTATCAGCCGTAACCGGTGCAGATGTGTTCAACTATGTATTAGTTGGTTCTGGACAAAGATTTCGTGTAATTGATGTTATTAACGATACCAATGATTACTTTTTAGAATTACAAACAACTGAGCAAATGAATTTGTTGTTTTTGACACAAACTGCTCAAAAAGATCAACCAAGATACTATAACTTCAACGGTACAAACTCTAACGGTGATACACAGGTAGATCTCTATCCAATCCCTAATGGTGTTTACAATATTCGTTTTAACGTTATTAAACCACAGTTACCATTATCAGCTAACTCAGACCAAATCTTAATTCCTTCAGAGCCTGTCATATTTAATGCCCTAGCTCGTGCAATGGGAGAACGTGGTGAAGATGGCGGTATTGCTTCTAACGAAGCCTTTGCAATGTATAGACAATCTTTAAGCGACGCTATTGCTCTTGAGAGTGGTCGTTATCGTGAAGAGATGGGGTGGACAGCCTAATGTCTGAACAGTTACTTACTGGTTCGATACAAGCTCCGGGATTTTCTGGTCTTGATATTCAGGATGCTTCAGTACAGCTCACAAGTGGATATGCACTAGAAGCATTCAACTGCGTTATTGATAAATATGGTCGTATTGGTGCTCGTAAAGGCTGGACTAAAGTAAATACAACAGCCATCTCTTCTACTCCAGCAGTTAGAACAGTATTTGAACTTGTTAAGTCTGATGGTAATGTAGTATTTACTTGTGCAGGAAATAAAGTATATACAGGAACTACAACATTAACTGCTGCCATTAATGGTACAGTAGTTGATGCTGCTGGTACAGGAACTACAGCAATTACTGTTAGTGATGATAACTGGCAAATTGCTGCAATGCCTTATAACAACTCTGGTAATACATCGGCTCATGCTGTATTTGTTCAAGCAGGACATCCAGCATTAGTGTATCACAAAGTAGGTAATGCAACCCACAATCACACAGGTTCTTATGGCTTTCAGCGTATAGGTGATATCGGTACACTTCCTACTGGATATACAGCAACATCCTTTACACCTAACTGTGCAATGACAGCCTATGGTCGTCTATGGACAGCTAATATTACAGGTAATAATCAAACTGTTTATTTTAGTGATTTACAAAATCCAACTAACTTTACTACGGGTACTTCAGGTTATTTAGATATTAGTACAGTTATTCCAACTGGTGATGGTATTACAGCTCTAGCAGCACATAATGGCTTCTTAATCATTTTCTGTAGTCGTAGTATTTTAATATACGCTAACCCAAAAGATCCTGCAACAATGACATTGCAAGATGTTATTAAAGGTGTTGGTTGTATTGCTCGTGATTCAGTAGTTTCTGTATTTGGTTCAGATATTATGTTCTTATCTGAGACAGGTGTACAGTCTCTTGGTCGTTTGATTCAAGAGAAATCAATGCCACTACGTGATGTATCTAAGAACGTACGTGATGATTTAATTGTTAACGTATCCAGCGAGACTTTAAAGAACATTAAAGCAGTTTACTTTGCTACTGATGCTTTCTATTTATTATCTCTACCATCAGTAGGTTTTACATATTGTTTTGATACTCGTGGTGTGTTAGAGAATGGTGCAGCTAGAACAACAATCTGGAAGAACATTAATCCTACAGCGTTTCATGTAACAGAAGATAGAAAGTTATACTTAGGACAAGCTGGATATATTGGTAACTATACTGGATATCAAGATAACGGTTCTGTATATCGTTGGTCTTACTATACTAATTACTTTGATTTTGACCAACCAACAGCTATTAAGATTCTTAAAAAACTAGGATTAGTTGTTATTGGCGGTGGTGGTCAAGTTATTGCTATTAAGTGGGGCTTTGATTACACTAATAACTATAACAGCAGTACACTTACTTTGAAAGCTGTAACTGTTGCAGAGTATGGAACAGCAGAATATGGTATTGCAGAATATTCTAATGGTATTGCTCTAGATACATTAAAGTTTAATTCTTCAGGATCAGGTAAAGTATTACAAATTGGATTTGAATCAGATATTAATGGCTTTCCATTGTCTGTTCAAAAAGTAGATATAGCTATTAAAACAGGAAAGAATATATAATGTCTGATTATTCAAAGGCAACGAATTTTACAACTAAAGACACACTTCCTACTGGTAACGCAGGAAAGATTGTTAAAGGTACTGAATTAGATACTGAGTTTACAGCTATTGCATCTGCTGTTGCATCTAAAGCTGACATCTCCAGCCCTGCGTTGTTAGGTACTCCTACAGCTCCTACAGCTTCTGCTGGTACAAGCACAACTCAACTAGCAACTACAGCATTTGTGACTGCTGCCTTATCTGCTGCATATCCGATTGGTTCTATCTATATCAACGCTGGTAGTTCTACTAATCCTAATACATTGCTAGGCTTTGGTACATGGGCTGCATTTGGTGCTGGTAAAGTACTGGTAGGTCTTGACTCTGCAGACGCAATGTTTGATACATTGGAAGAAACTGGTGGCTCTAAAGATGCTACTGTCGTAAGCCATACACACACAGCGACATCAGCAGTAACAGACCCCGGTCACGTTCATGGTCCGCTTTCTCCCTATACTTTTTGTAGCTTTACTGGCGGTGGAGCTGCTCCGGGAGGTGGGGGTTCATTATTGACAACAATGCCAACAACAGGTTCAGCAGTTACAGGTATTACTGTAGCTACGACAAACAGCACAACAGGATCTAGCGGTACTAATGCAAACGTACAGCCATATATCGTTGTTAATATGTGGAAGCGTACTGCTTGATTAAGAGTCACGCATTAGTCTGTAATACTTTAGATGTTCTTCCGTTACAGAAAGAACTTCTAGAGAATTACGATAAGTTTGATAGATACGATTATAGACGTACTTTTCCTAACTCACCGCATTCTGAGATGCAAGACATCTGGGCTAGGTATAACGATGTAACACCGTTTGAAGCTAAAGGTAGTTTAGAAGGATTTAACGAAGAACACGATTCAGTCTGGTATCCAGTAATAGAACACATACCAGCAGTTAAGAAAATAGTATTTGATTTAATGCGTATTGTTGATGGTGAGCGTTTAGGTGGTGTTTTAATTACTAAGTTACCTGCTCACGGACACATTGCAAGACACACAGATTCAGGTTGGCATGCTCAGTATTACGATAAGTTCTATGTTCCAATTCTAAATGCTAAAGGTTCAGTATTTGGATTTGATGATGGTGTTATTGATCCTGAACTAGGACAAGCTTGGTGGTTTGATAATTCTAATGTACATTGGGTTGATAACGATACTGAGTCAGATAGATTATCAATGATTGTTTGTATTCGTACAGAAATGTTTAAGGACAAGAATGCACACCGTATCTGAACAGTTTAAAGAACTAAAAGGTACTTTTGAAATAGACCTAGGTACACAGCATCATTTCTCTAGCGGAGTGTACGCTAAACAAATGATGTTGCCTAAAGGCTACTTTGCTTTAAGTCATGCTCATTCATATGACCATTTAAGTATTTTAGCAAGCGGTAAAGTTGTTGTTAAAACAGATAACGGAGAACAGGTCTTTACTGCACCTGCCTGTATAACGATTCAAAAAGAACTGAATCATTCCATTACAGCATTAGAAGATGCTCATTGGTTTTGTATTCATGCAACAGAAGAAACTAATCCAGATAAAGTAGATGAAGTACTAATTATGAAAGAAGGAACTTAATATGCCATGGGCAGCCGCAGCAGCAGCTACTGCAACAGTAGCAGGTTCATATTTATCAAGTCAGGCTAATAAGTCTGCAGCGAATACATCAGCCGACGCACAACGATACGCAGCAGACAGAGCAGCAGAAGCAGCTCGATTTACTCCTGTTGGTATAAAGACTAATTTAGGTACATCTAATTTTACGATGAATCCTGATGGTACAATTGCAGAAGCAGGATATACTCTTGATCCTAGATTACAAAATATTCAAAATAGTATCTATGGACAAGCTGGTGCATTTAATCCTGAAGCAATAGGGCAAGCAGCACAGCCTTTGATGGGCGGTGCTCAGAGTGCATTCAATCTAGGTAATAGATACCTTGCTACGTCTCCAGAGCAAGCAGCTCAGGACTACATGGCTCAACAAAGAAATTTATTAGCTCCCGGATATGAACAACAATTAGCCGGTATTCGTAATGCACAGTTTCAAACAGGACGTACTGGACTAGCTACCGGAGGAACTACTGAAGGTGGTTTAATGCAGACTAATCCTGAATTGGCTGCTTTTTATAACTCAAAAGCACAACAAGAACGTGTGCTTGCTTCACAGGCTGACGCTTACGGTCAACAACGTAGTCAGTTTGGTCTTAATTTGTTTGGTACTGGTGGTGGATTACTTGGTCAAGTACCTGCACTCACTACTGCAGGTTACAGCCCATTACAGACTCAACTGGGATTGGTTGGAAGTATTGAAGGAATGGGTCAACAGCCTTTTGACTTATCTACTGCTTTGGGTGCAAAACAAGCAACAGCAGGTGCTAACGTTGGTAAATCATTACTTGAAGGTGGTACTAACGCTGCAAGAACAGCTCAAGCTGGTAATCAGTACTCCTTTGGTGGTGCTGCACTGCAAGGTCTTGGATCTAATCAGGCACTTAATAGCTGGTTTCAAAACCAGATTGGTAAAAACCCAGATGGATTATCGTATAATCCGGGTTCTGGTTATGGCACAGCTACAGGATATCAGCAATGGAATACAAGCAATCCTGAACTTGTCCAAACACAACAAACATACGGAATTTAATCATGGCTGATAATATTGTAAACGGTTTATTCGGTATTGATCCTGCTTTATATCAACAAAAACAAGCAGCACTTCAAGATGCACAAGCCGCTCAGTTTGCTCAACTGTCCGGAGCACAACAAGGGCAGTACGGAGCATTTCGTGCTGGTCAACAAATAGGCAATATTGGTGCAAACTTGATGGGTGTGGAAGATCCGATTTTAGCTAAAGCTACAATGGCTAAACAACTTGCTGGTCAATTTGATACAACAACTATTACAGGTCTTAAGCAGTATGCACAAGCATTGGCTCAAAACGGTGCTCCTGATTTAGCTCAAATAGCGATTTCTAAATCTAATGAGATGGAAAAGAATAGCATAACTAATGCATTAAATACTCGTAAAGTTTTGTCTGAAGGTACTTCGACTGAATGGATTGGTGTTCCCGGTCAACCTGAATTAAAACAACAAGCAATTGTTGATAGAATTGGCGGAACAGTAACACCTATTGGTGCTCCAATTAGTGTATTTTCTAACAAGCAATTAATTAATATTGATGCTAAAGGTGAGACTGAGTTTGCTAAACAGTTAGGTAAGAACGACGCTAACACCGTAACTGCAGCTATGACTACCCGTCAGAACTCTGTTAATGCTATTAAAAGTTTAGATAAACTAGCATCACTGGACAATCAACAAATGTATAGTGGTAGTTTGGCAGAAGAAAGAACTGCTGTAGGTAATCTATTGGATACATTAGGATTAGCAAGTAAAGACGATGTTAAGCGTATTTCAGCATCACAACAATATGGTAAAGTTGCAGGAGATGTAGTATTACAAACTCTTGGCGGTAAGTTAGGTGCTGGTTTCTCTAACGAAGACCGTAAGTTTATTGCTGGTTTAGTTCCACAACTTGGCACAAACCCAGAAGCACGTAAACAACTTATTAATTATATGCGTAGTAAAAACGTTGAGATTATTCAAGAGACAAGTGATCTTGAAAACTATGCTCGTGAGAAAAAAGGTCTTGGTGGTTTTAAATACAAGTTACCTAAAGAGACTATTGCTCCTGTTGGAACAAGCACACCAGAAGTAGACCCAGCTCTTATTAAAGCAATGCAAGACCGTGGTTTGTTACCTAAATAAGGAATAAGATGTCTAAAGATTATTCAAAGATGTCTAGTGCTGAATTAACAGCAGAATTCAAAAGACAAAACCCAGTAGGTTATGCTGAGCCGTCAGTATTAAGCAATACTCCTACAAAATTCTCTACAATTGCAACAAACACAGTAGAGTCTCTTGCTAAAGGAAGTGCTAAAGGTATTGTCGATCTTATCGGTGGATGGGAAACACTCTACAATTATCTAGATGCTGGTAACGACCCCGAAGCTGCTAAACCAAAGCGTATCTTGGCAGCTATTAAAAGCCTGACAGGTGTTGATTTAGAAACTGCACCATATCGTACACCTTATAATTTAGCTTCTGCAGGTGCTCCAGCAGCAGCTACAACAGTAATGGGTGTTCCGGGTATGTTTACAGTTGGTCCCAAAGCATCAGCAGCACAACGTGCAGTTGCTGGAGCTAAAGAGTTCGGTGTTGCTGGTACACTTGGTGTAACTGCTCCGTTGGTAACAGAGTCTCCTTTAGGTCAATTAGCTCTTCAGGGTACTCCTTATGCTGCCAAAGGTTTGTTTACTACAGGTGTTGATAGACTTCGTAAACCAATTGGTAACTTTCCTCCTGTAGATGAAACAAGAGCATTGTTAAATGTTGGTCCTATGACTCCGGGCGAGTTAACAGGTAATCGTAAACAGTTATCAAGAGAAGCTCGTGTAGCTGCTTCGCCAGAAGCTGAGAATGCACCTGCGTTTAGAAAAGAACAAGCTTCATCAGTTAATACATTCTTAGATAATTTATTTAATCGTGCTGCATCAAAGACAATGAATGATACTGAGCTAACTAAGTCTGTTGTTAGTTCGTTTGATAACTACGGTAAAGCTTTATCAGGTCGCCTACAGTCTGATGCAATGAAAGACTTTAACGCTGCTAAGAAAGCCGGCGGCACTGTAGACACTCAGCCAGTGTTAGACGCTCTTAATCGTAATCTGTCTGCTCTACCTCCTGAGACACCCGGATTAGATAACTTAAAAGCTTCAGTAAAACGTATTGTAGATCAATATGCTATCCCTGAAGTACCTGCGACATCAACACCAAGCACAATCATAGGTCCTAACGGACAGCCTGTAGCAGTTACAACTACTCCGGGTTCTCCTGCTGCAGCAAATCGCATTGACATTGATCGTCTACAAAAGAACTTAGCTGCATGGGGTTCTGCAGTATACTCAGGAACTGCTGACTTTGGTAAAGGTAACATCTTTGAAGGTGTAGCTCCCGGACAAGCTAAAGGTCTTGCTAGAACTGTTTTAGGTGGCTTTAGAGACGCTTTAAACCAAGCTATTGACCAAGGTGTTCCCGGTGCAGATCAGCTTAAGAAAGCCCGTGATAAGTTCTCATCTAACTTGGATGCTGTAGATGAGTTTGCTAATCGTCCTTTAGTAAAAGCTTTTGATGTAGCAAGTCCTTCTGAATTAGTTCCTGAAGCTGTTATTAAGAAATTAAAAGATGCTCCACCAACACAACGTGCTATCCTAATTGATGTGTTGCAAAACAATCCACAATCGGCTGAAATTTTAGATACTATTCGTCGTTCTAAGTTTAACGATGTATTAGAAAATGCTAAGATTCCAAATGCACCTTCTAATGCTCCTGACTTTAGTGTGTCTGCAGCTTTAGCTGACTTGAATAAACCTGATAGCGAGTTAGCTTTCTTATTCAAAGACAAGAAAGATCTTGCTGATGCTAAGTTAGCTATGAACTATATGCAACGTGTTCTACAAGGTGAGAATGTAGGCTCTTCAGGTCTAGGTGGTAGTGCTGCTTATGCTGGTACAAAAGCCATGGGTGGTAATACTCAACAAGCTAACATGGCAAAAGAGTCATTCAGTGCAATTAAAGATTTTGTAAATAGCCCAGCAGCGTTCTCTGAGATCTTATTCAATCCTAATTCTAAACAAGCTTTAATTGATTTAGCAACAAGTAAGAGTGTCGGTCAAAAAGGTCTTGATGCTTTGATTACAATTGGTAAAGTTGGAGGTACAGCAGCTCTTAGAGGTGCTCCTATGTTGTCAATTGAGAAAGCACCTGATTCAACTTCTGAGCAACCAACCGGTACAGTAGATGTAAGGTCATTATCAGATGCAGAGTTAATTCAAAGGTATCAGCAACAGAACCCTGACTATACTCCACCACAACCAGAAAACCCAATATTTCAACAGTAACAAAAAAGGGGACTTTCGAGTCCCCTTAGTTTTATTCAAATTCTACATCTTCGTGTGGTTTGCTAAAGATTATCCTAAGTACTCCTAGGTCGATAGCAAAGTGAGCTTCATCATCCCAATCTGGGACGTACTCAAATCCAATACTAAAGCCTGTAATCCAATGGAATAGTACTATCATATTTCGCATCCTCCTGCTGTACATGCTAAAGTTTGTGCTCCTTCGACATTATCGTCGTACTCCTTAAAGTTTTCCCAATCTACTGTAGTCGGTACTAGTGACTTTAGTTTATTGTAAGTCTCTTCATCACACTCCTCGTAAGGTGCTTGCTTGTAAGTACCGCCATCCATCGGCAAGAACGATACACCAGTCACTTCATCAAAGTGTTTGAATGTCCATGCTCCAACATCCATCCACTCATTCTCAAGGACTGAGATAGTTACTGACGGTTTATGCTCACAGTAGTGACGCTGGAAGATCAACCATAACTTCAAGTGTTGAATAGCAGACAAGTCTTCACGTAACAAACCACCTTCAGCAACTTCTACAGGGAAACTAAATACTGTAGTTGACTCAGGCTTCATTACACAAGGCTCTGCAACAAAACCAGCTTGAATCATGAACTGTGTTAGTGGATCTTTATTGTCAGCTCGGACACGACGTATATAATGTTTACTGTGCTGAGGATGAATACCAGAGGCAGTAGAGCATAACTGACTGACGGTTCCTTCGGGTTTAACAGCCGTGACAGCAACACTCTGATTAATTCCAATAGCGTTAGCAAACTCAGCATTAGTAGCGATAGCAATATCACGTAATGACTCCAATCTAGCAGGTAATGACTCATCGTCAGGGTTGTTCAACAGCGTATTATCACAGATACCAGTCATTGACACACCTAAGAGTGCTTCTTCTTCAGTGTTCTTCTGCCAGATCTTACGCAAGTAAGGGAAGTCTGTTAACGAGGCTTGAAAAGTACCAAGAATGGTCGCAAGACGAATCTTATTAGCGATACTGTCAAAAGTATCGTCAGAGCGAATGATACAAGAAGACAGATTACAGAATTGATAAGGACGGAGTATGATTTCGCTACACGGATTGGTCCCAAAATCATAAGTCGAATCTCGTCGTCCATTCTTAGCAGCTTGCACCTGAGAAGCTTGACGATTGAAGATACCACGTTCACCAGAGTGTGATTCATAAATAGAACTCCATTCACGCATAAATTGACCAATTGAAGGTGTTTCTAGGTACGAAGCAGAGTTGTTTGCCAATGCTCGTTGACCTTGACCATCCCACCAGTTACCTGCTTTAGCATGAGCCATCTTGTCGTCAGATAAGTCTGACAAACTGATCATTGCTGACCGTCTGACTCCGCCCACGACCACAACTTCCCCGATTTTGCACAGAATATCATGACATTCAAGGGAAGAGAGACGGCGACCAACTGCTCCTTTGAATTTGGTAACACAAAACCGATAAAGTTCTTCCAAAGGTCCGGGTCCAGAAGCACGTCCTCCAAAAGTTTTGAGTCTAGCTCCTGCAGGTCTAACTCTTGAAACGTCGAACTTTGGAATTTCGCCAGCGTATAGAAGAGCCAAGAGCTGTCGAAGTGATTTCGCCCATCCTTCTTTAGAATCTGACACAACAATAGAAGTCTTACTATCGTACAACTTAGTTGGGATTTCAGGTAATTTAGAAACATACTTTTGCTCCACAGAGAAACCGACACCAGTGCCACAGAGAAGGATGTACATCGCTTCATCAAAAGCTTTAGGGTCATCTATTGGTAAGTAAGAACAATTGAATGCAGCCACGTTCTGACGCTCTAACGCAGGTCCTGCAGTCATTACTGCTCTCATGCTTGGTACTACAGATAAATCATTTACAGCTTGTTCTAGTTCAGCACGTAATTCAAAAGGTAAATTGTAATTCTGTTTTGTTGCTAAGTGGTGCTCCATGAAGTCAAAGTAACGTGCTACAGTCTCGTTCCAGTGCTCTCTACGTCCCTTGTCATCGAGATACCGGCTATATCGGCTCTTAGCAATGAAAGTGTTGTACGGGGTCATCTTATATGTCATTTATTCTTCTTCCCAGTCTACTTCGTTAATTAATGATTCAAAATTGTCTTCGATTAAGTCAGAAAAAGCCTTAACAAGATCTTCCGTAGTGAGTCCTAATAACTCCACTAACGTGACCTCATCAAGGCTTTTAAGACGCTCTCGAAGTTCTTCAAGCGTCAAGGGGAACATCTAGTCTTGTCCTTTTTCGTAATACTTCTCATGAACTTCATCGTAATGCTCAATTAAGAAGTCTACATAGTGTTTGGCTTTTTTCAAGTCTTCTAAGCCATTCTTATATGGAAATCTTAGTATATATTTTACCACATTTGCTGCCCACGGGTCAAGTCCCCAAGCAAGAAAAATATCCCAAGGCTGTAATGCTGCCTTTTGATAGTGATCTCC